ATTCTGGCTATGGTGGGTAATAGATGACTACGACAAGTTAAGCAAAGATTACAACACAGCAACTAATCAGTTATCTCGCCAGCAATCAATCACAGAAAACGCCAACCGTACATTCAGGATTATAAATAATGTCTCATCACTTAATAGCGAAGAGCGGAATAGGTCAGCCGTGGATTCTGAAAAAGTTAAAACGGTTATCAAAACTGTTCTTGTCAATAATGATTGTGCCAATACTGCTATTCCTAATGATGCTCTTATCAGGATGCACGACTATTCAGAAAGAATACGTTCCAGTGGAATACATAGCGATACCGGCACACCTAACCGCTGATTGTCTATTGCCCTATATACCAGAGCAGATGACATGGGGAGAATCATTAATGTTAAACATCTCCCTTTTATCGGTTATTGAGCAATGTAATTCAGACAAGAAAGCAATACTGGAAATTGAACAACAACGACAGGTGATGGAATGAATCTTACGCTAAGAAACCGGTTAAAGCTGTGTTTTGAAATATTAACAGTAAGAAGTTTGCACAAGCATCAAGCGCAAGAGAAGCAACTATCTACATTTCAGCGAGGTTATACGGCTGGAATGAAAGACTGTCAGTTGGATAGCAAAAAGTAATAATAACGCCTCGCAATAGCGGGGCTTTTTAATGGAGAAATATCATGACAGTAGAAGGTTCAGATAATCCAGTTAAATTCCGTGAAGAACTGGATAAAAGCATTCCCAAAGAATAACCCCGACAAGGTAACAGGAGGTGATCCTTCTTGCTGACGGGTAAGCCGTAAGTGACCAAAGTAACGCAGTGATACGTGATGATGGTTGCGAACTCTACGCATTTCACCGCTCATTCACAGAGCAACTCTAAAACGTCGAATCCAATCACTTTGATATGAGCCTTCGAGGAAGTCAGTTATAGCTGGCGAGCTTCGACGGGCTGATTTTCTATGTGAACGAGGGTTCATTTCAAATGAAGGTAATACGTTATGACTAATTTAATGGTAGTTAATGGCATTGATTTTCGTGAGCTTGTTTTTCTAAGTGGCTCTAATGCAGAAACAGACACATTCAAAGTAGCTTTGGCATTTAAGAAGGGACATAAAGATGTCCTAAGGAAGGCTAGGGCTGTTATCAAATCTTGTTCACCTCAATTTGCAGAGCGCAATTTTACGCTTTGCCATGAAAACAATGAGTTACAGAACGGAAAGCCTCAGCCATTTTATAAAATGACCCGTGATGGTTGGATGATGTTAGTTATGGGATTTACTGGTGATGAGGCGGTTAAATTGAAGGAAGCATTTATCAACGCCTTTAATTGGATGGCAGATGTAATAACAAAAAATATCCGAACCATGGAGCAAGAGCGAAATGAGATAATGCTTGAATTCATGAAAGAGAAGGATGTAGCCAGTATGTCAGGACGATTATTAAATCGCTGGGGCAGAGTTAAAAAGCCTCAGTTATTAAACAAGATTGCCGAGATAGAAGAAAAAGGACAGTTACTCCTTCCTAGCGTTGAGTAATGCCCATCCTCAAAACTGAGCCAATTGATTTAATTAACATTTAACGATGAATAGGCCCTAGTGGCCTTTTTTATTGGAGAGCATTATGTCAGATAACACTATTCAATTAAAAGTCTCAGTAGATACAACTGAGTTAGATAAGTTAGAAGATCAGCTCACTCGCATTAAACAACTGATGCAAGATGTAGGTGTGAAGCCTAAATCAATCCCTCAATTTTCCTATCCGCACGCTGGTAAGTTTTTTATTAAAGATGCCCTTATTAATTCGGCTGTGTTCAATGGTGTGCTTGTCAGTAATAAGCTAGAGCAGGACGCTAAGGCTGAGTTGGCAGATTTACGCATGCGAGCCAATAGTCAAGATATTGCTATCACTGAGCTTAAGAAAGCAATGGAAACTCAGCATCAAGCGTGGGCACAAGCTGTGAGTGAACTAAATAACAGAACGTGGTGCAGTCAGAAGTAAAGGGGAGAAATCCCGTCTTTAAAATCAATGAGGGTCATTCGCCTCTTTAGATTACAGGAGATCACATGCCACCTCGCATACCTCGCGCATGTCGCAAACAGGGATGCGCCAAGACAACAACAGAACGTAACGGTTACTGTGAAGACCATCAAAACCTAGGATGGGAAACCCACCAGCGTGGTAAGTCTCGTCATCAACGTGGTTATGGTACCCAATGGGATAAACTACGAGCTCGTATACTCAAGCGGGATAAGTATCTGTGTCAAGAGTGCTTAAGAGCAGGACGAGCCACTGAAGCCAAAACAGTTGACCATATCATTGCTAAAGCACATGGGGGTACCGATGCAGAGGAGAACCTGCAGTCGTTATGTATTTCATGCCACAGAACTAAGACCGCAAAAGAAAGAATCTAATATTAAAACTAATGTGTTGATATATAACAATTAAATAAAGTTATAAAAATATTTAATTTCACATTGAAATTATAATGCACAGGGAGGAGGGGTGGGTAAAATCCCTACCACTCTCGCCACCTAGGACCGCCCCCTTACCTCTTTTCACATCACCGCAGGTTAGAAAACTTTTTTTGGGGAACCCCAAGCGATTATTGATAGGAGATTTCTATTATGGCTGGACCGCCTAAAACCCCGTCACATCTGCAATTGGTGAGGGGGAACCCATCAAAACGACCGATTAATAAAAAAGAGCCAAAACCGCCAAAAGGGGTACCCCCAACTCCGAAGCATTTCACTAAGCAAGGTAAGTATTGGTTTAAGCGTATTGCTGAAGAACTTGATGCAATGGGTGTCATGAGTCAGATGGATGCTAAGGCATTGGAGTTACTCGTCGAAGCTTACACTGAATATCGACATCATTGTGATGTTCTCGATAAAGAAGGCTATACCTACAAAAACAATACAGAAAGTGGATTGATGATAAAGGCGCATCCATCTGCTGCAATGAAGGCCGATGCATGGAAACGTATTCGCGCCATGTTAAGTGAATTTGGTATGACTCCCGCTTCTCGAACAAAAGTCACCATGAAGACTCCAGCAGAAGAGGATCCATTTACAGCATTTTTAAAAGCGAGAGATTAAAGATGGCAAAGGTTATTGATGGCATTCGTTATGCTGAGAAAGTAGTGACAGGGAAAATTGTTGCAGGTGAATTGGTTAGGCTTGCTTGTCAGCGGTTTCTCGATGATTTAAAGGAAGGTGAGAAACGAGGAATAACGTTTAGTGAACCTCGTGCTCAGCATATTTTGAATTTCTATAAGTTCGTTCCTCACGTCAAAGGTGCATTGGCGGGCAAACCCATAGACCTGATGGATTGGCATATTTTTATTCTCATCAATATCTTTGGGTTTGTTCGTCCATTAATTGATGAAAGTACGGGTGAAGTAGTCCTTCGTAACGATGGTAGCGGACGTCCTGTTATGGTTCGTCGATATCGAACAGCTTATAACGAGGTGGCGAGGAAAAATGCAAAATCCACATTGTCATCCGGTATTGGGCTTTATATGACCGGTGCTGATGGTGAAGGTGGTGCCGAAGTTTACTCAGCAGCTACAACGCGTGATCAGGCTCGTATTGTGTTTGAAGATGCGAAGAACATGTTGAAAAAGTCCAAAGCGACATTGGGTCGTTTATTTGAATTTAATAAACTCGCTATCTATCAAGAAGAAACTGCCTCTAAGTTTGAACCGCTTTCCAGTGATGCTAATAATCTTGATGGTTTAAACATTCACTGCGGTATTGTTGATGAATTGCATGCGCACAAAACTCGTGATGTGTGGGACGTATTAGAAACCGCTACCGGTGCGCGTCTGCAGTCTCTTCTTTTTGGGATCACTACGGCGGGTTTTAATAAAGAGGGGATTTGTTACGAGTTACGGGATTACGCGATTAAGGTTCTCCGTGGTCAAGTGGATGATGATTCTTTCTTTGGCATTATCTATACGCTAGATAAAGACGATGATCCCTTTGATGAAACAGTGTGGCAAAAGGCAAATCCGGGTCTCGGTATTTGTAAGCGCTGGGATGATTTACGCCGCTTAGCCAAGAAAGCCAAAGAGCAGGTTTCCGCACGAATTAACTTCTTCACAAAACACATGAATATTTGGGTCACAGCCGAATCGTCATGGATGGACATGATGAAGTGGGATGATGCACCAGAACTCGCACCTCAACATGAATTAAAAACCTATCCATTATGGGTGGGCGTTGACCTCGCTAATAAGATTGATATTTGTGCCGCGGTAAAAGTGTGGCAACAGCCTACTAATGGGCATGTTCATGCTGATTTTAAATTCTGGTTACCTGAGGAGAGGTTAGAACGCTGTTCTCGCCAAATGGCTGAACTTTACCGAAAATGGGCAGATATGGGGTATCTCGAATTAACTGATGGCGAAGTCGTCGATCATGCTCAAATTAAAGAAGAAATCATCGCATGGGTGGATGGTGAAAACTTAAAAGAGCTGGGTTTTGATCCGTGGAGTGCCACTCAGTTTAGTTTAGCACTGGCAGAAGAAGGGTTACCCCTTGTAGAAGTCGCTCAAACGGTGCGTAATTTTTCTGAATCCATGAAAGAGATTGAAGCACTGGTTTATGCGGGTAAGTTTCATCATGGCCAACACCCTGTTATGAACTGGATGATGTCGAACGTCACGGTTAAACCGGATAAAAACGACAATATTTTCCCTAATAAATCTACACCCGAGGCAAAAATTGACGGCCCTGTTGCACTATTTACAGGCATGAGTCGATTATTGGTGAATGGGGGGAGTGATAAACCCGATATCTCAGGATTTATAAATAACCCAATCATAGTAGGTATCTAATGCAACACAATAAAAAACCAGGGCGCATTAAAAGTGCGCTTCTTAATTGGTTGGGCGTACCTATTTCGCTGACCAGTGGAGAGTTTTGGCAAGAATGGAGTGGCACAAGCAGTAGTGGAAAAGTTGTAACAGCAGATAAAGCAATGCAACTTTCTGCGGTTTGGGCATGTGTAAGATTGCTTAGTGAATCAATATCGACATTACCGATCAAGATTTATAAAAGTGAAAGTGATGGCTCAAGAAGCTTAGCGAAAGAGCACCCTATTTATAGATTACTCTGTAAGCAACCTAACCTTGAAATGACGCCTTCCCGCTTTATGTTAATGGTTGTTGCTAGCCTTTGTTTGCGTGGCAATAGTTTTATTGAAAAAAAGTATATTGGTTCAAAGTTGGTTGCTTTAGAGCCCTTATTGCCACAAAACATGACGGTTAAACGCAGTGAGCAAACGGGTATGCTCGAATATAAATACACTGATCCGTTAGGGCAAAAAATAAGAACGATCCCTATTAATAACATTATGCATATTCGTGGATTTGGCATGGATGGCATTTGCGGAATGATCCCTGTAAAAATAGGGCGTGATGTTATTGGTGCTGCATTATCTGTTGAAGAGTCAGCCGCTAAGATATTTGAAAATGGATTGCAAAGTTCGGGTTTTTTATCTGCTGAACAACCGCTTAATGAAGAACAAAGAGAGCGCATTAGAAGTTATTTATTAAGCTTTGTAGGTTCAAAAAATGCGGGAAAAATGATGGTGCTTGAGGGGGGGATGAAATACAACAATGTCACCATGAATCCTGAAGCGGCTCAAATGTTAGAAAGTAGAACCTTCAGTATTGAAGAAATTTGTCGATGGTTTCGTGTTCCACCCTTTATGGTGGGGCATATGGATAAACAAAGTAGTTGGGCATCGAGCGTCGAAGGTATGAATATGCAGTTTCTTACTAATACGCTAAGACCTCTTTTAGTCAATATAGAACAAGAAATTAGCCGGTGTTTATTGAATGGCGACGATGATTATTATGCTGAATTCTCTGTTGAAGGTTTATTACGGGCTGACAGTGCAGGGCGCTCTGCTTACTACACAACGGCATTACAAAATGGCTGGATGAGTCGAAATGATGTGAGACGGCTAGAAAATTTACCGCCGATTGATGGTGGTGATATTTATACCGTTCAACTTAATTTAACCCCCCTTGATCAGCTCGGGCAAGAAGCCTCTAGTAATGAGGCTGAAAAACTTAAAGCGCAGATCACCAACTGGTTATTTCCTGAAGGCAATCCCGTAGCCCCGCATTCTCAAGCCAATCAACCTCACTCTGAGGAGTAAATTTATGAAAAAAAGTCATTTGCCAGTTGCGCTGGAGGATCGCCCCTGCGCATCGATTAGCTATGAGCTGAAATCTAAAGCACTGGATAAATGGAATAGCAGTATTCGTGCATCAAGTACAGATAACACCATCTCAATATTAGATGTGATTGGTGAAGATTATTGGGGAGAGGGGGTTACCGCAAAACGTATTTCTGCCGCACTTCACGCCATTGGAAATAATGATGTGGTTGTCAATATCAATAGTCCAGGTGGCGATATGTTTGAAGGATTAGCCATTTATAACCTACTTCGCTCTCACAGTGGAAAAGTGACCGTCAATATTTTAGGTATTGCCGCTTCAGCTGCGTCCATTATTGCAATGGCTGGTGATGAAGTTCAAATGGGTCGCGGTGCCTTTTTGATGATCCATAACTGTTGGGCTGTCGGTGTGGGTAATCGGCATGACTTTGCAAAATTAGCTAATGATCTCGCCCCTTTTGATACGTCGATGGCAGATATCTATGTGGCACGTAGTGGGCAATCTAATGAAGTCGTGAGTCAGATGATGGACGACGAAACCTATATTGGTGCGAGTGAAGCGATCGAGAAAGGCTTTGCTGATAATTTGCTTACTGCAGATATTGTTGATGATGGTGATGAAAGCCCACAAGCCGCTATTCGTAAATTAGATGCGTTACTTGCTAAGGCGAACACTTCTCGCTCTGAGCGTAGAAAACTTATTAGTGCTTTAACACGAAGTATGCCGAGCGCTACTTCCAATCCTCACGGTACGCCAAGCGCTACCTCTGAAATTAATCCTGACACTCTTTCTGAATTGGAAAAGGCGGTAAATGCCTTCGCCACAGCTAACTAATCGGAGACATTATGTCTGATACAAATGAATTATTAAAAAATCTATCGGCAAAAATTGAAGAAGCCAATGGCAAATTTAATGCTAAAGCCGAAGAAGCCTTAAAAGAAGCGCAAAAAGTCGGTAGTTTAAGCACCGAAACTAAAGCAGCGGTAGATAAGATGGCAACCGAACTGAATGCATTGCGTGAATCTGAAAAAACACTCAAAGCTTCATTAGGTGAATTAGAGCAACATGTAGCACAAATGCCACTGAATAATGCGGTTCAGGCAGCCAAAACAATTGGTCAACAAGTCATTTCTGCAGATGTACTGAAAGAAATTAACTCTAGTATTCAATCAAGTAAGCGCATTTCTATTCCAGTGCAAGCCGCATTAACTTCAACCGGTGTGGCTGAAGGTGTTGTTGAACCTCAGCGCTTACCCGGTATTGATGTTGCGCCAAAACAGCGTTTATTTATCCGAGATCTGATTGCACCAGGCAAAACTACTTCACCGGCTATTTTCTGGGTTCAGCAGACGGGCTTTACGAATAAAGCTTCTGTGGTACCAGAAAATACCACTAAGCCTTACAGTGACATTGAATTTGCAACCAAAATCACACCAGTAACCACCATTGCTCATATGTTCAAGGCCTCTAAACAAATCTTAGATGACTTTGCACAACTGCAGTCTTTAGTCGATGCTGAAATGCGTTATGGTTTGAAGTTTGTTGAAGAGCAAGAAATCTTGTTTGGTGACGGCTCTGGTGCTCACTTACATGGCATCATTCCTCAAGCCTCTAAATATAAACCTGAATTTAGCGTCGAAAAGCAAAGTGGCATTGATGATTTACGCCTTGCGATGCTACAAGCGCAATTAGCTCGACTGCCTGCCACAGGGCATGTTTTGCATTTTATCGATTGGGCGAAAATTGAATTAACCAAAGACTCATTAGGGCGTTACATTCTTGCCAACCCATCTGCATTAATTGGCCCAACTTTATGGGGTCTACCTGTTGTTGCTACTGAATCAACGGCCTTTAAAGGCAAATTCTTAACAGGGGCATTTAACGCGGGTGCGCAGTTATTCGATCGTGAAGAAACCAATGTGGTGATTTCTACGGAAAACACTGACGATTTTGAGAAAAACATGATCTCAATTCGTTGCGAGGAGCGTTTGGCGTTAGCAGTAAAACGTCCGGAAGCCTTTGTTTACGGTGATTTCACCGTGCCTACATCAGGGGAATAATCGATAGAGCGGTCTTCATGACCGCTTTTTCTTTGGGGGCAGCATGAATCTAATTATATTACGAGCCATTTA